CGGACAGTAATGGTGTCACTTGCTGATTGTAAGAGTTCATCGGCTCTCATCGATTAACCTGGTGCTGAGTCTGTGCCTTGATTAAACGGCGGGCATTTATCTTGCCCTGAATCTTGCCATGTTGATGGCCTTTGGCATATCCGATAAGAAATCCCGGAAGTGAACCAATTAGCATCGAGAATATAACTATGTGATCGTGGTTAGTAATCATCTTGCTCCCTTCGCGCCGTATTTCGGCACTAAGAGAAAGTTACCCTAGTGGCAGCTGTTGGTCGATTAGATTTAGATAACGAAACGGTAACAATTCCACTTCGTCTATGGCATCGTCTAAACTGTAAGCCAAGTCACTTTCGCGGCCTGCCATAAACCTTCCCCTGAACAATAAAGGTGCCATTTTTTTCAATGTTTATTAAATCGACCTGAACGCTTGACCCATGGACATACATAATCGCAAACGCCTGCTGCCATTGGGCGCTGCCTTTTGTGTATTTTGCAGCTGAAAATGACATCAGGTTTCCGACTTCTACTGCGTGTAAGGTACGCCCCATTCGACCCCCTACAGACTCGCTAAAAGCCGTTTTGCCGGCTCTATGCGTGTGACCCGATATAGTTGAACGACCATAGCGTTTCGAGGCCTCTAAGGCGCTCAGGCCGCCGATTTGCTTAATAGGTGTGTAATCACCATGAACTGCGACCCAGCCGGGGGCTATGTTCATTGGCTCACGATGGAATCTGATGCCTAGTTCATCAAACTTCATGAACTTTTCGAATCTCAGCTCTGGCAATGATAAGAAGCTGGGAATCTTCTTCATGATAATGTTATAAAGTCTATCTGTGTGATTGCTTCGGATGCAGTCAGTAACACCCAATTCCCAGAGCAAATTGACGCATCTGTCACGATCATCGCCAAGGCTCTGCTCATAGGCTTGAGGAGTTCCCTCACTCCATTTAGAGATGGTTTGGAAGTCAATTTCATCTCCGATAGTTACTGTTTGGTCTGGCTTAAACTTCTGTAGGAATCTTGCTATGTTCTGGGTTACATGGACATCCTCGAAGGGAACCTGTAAATCGCTCAGAATAACGATTCTCTTCATTTAGTCCTCGTCATCATCCTCGTATGGGATATTGTCTATCCGGTTGGGTAGGTCGGGAATTATCCAGTCCGGAAAGGTTTCACGATCTGAGAGCAGCCAGAAGGCATGAGTCTCTGTGAATCCTGCTCTGCGTAATGACTTGTAATACTCATTTAGCGCGATGGCATAAGCATCGAGCTTGCTATAAGTATCTAAGTCTATGACTGGTCGCTTCCTTGCCATAGGTAAAGTGTTACTTACCTAACAACTCGATGATTGTATCGACACGCGTTTCGAGTCGAGAAACCTGATCCTTGATACTAGAGCCTGAATTCGGTTTAAGTTCTGATAGGTAATGCTTAATCATGAACTGGACATAAGCTGCTACGCCGCCTAGAACTGTAATGATTGCTACGGCAATGGCAGCAAAGTCCTGCGCGGTCATTTCTTAGGAGTTGCGTATCCGAACACGCCTGCTAATACCGCCCAGAGAACAGAGCGATAATCAAGTGCAAAGTTAGATGCTCCCCACGCAGCTAGAAATGCTCCTGCTGTAAGGATTGCTGGATTTTTCATGTTCATTTAGTGCCGCCTAACATTGGGATATTAAAGAACGAACCATCTGTATCGCCCTTTGGAGTGAAAGAAATATGGCAATGCTTAGTATGCGGATTGATTCCAGAATACTTACGCCAGCGCCAGCCCATGCGAGAGGAAGCAATTTTGCCGTTGAAGATGATGTAACTAATTCTCTTGTCAGACTTTGCACAGAGTCGAATCTGATCTGCAAGGTCAGGCATGAGGTCTGGCTTTGCTTTACCAGATAAATCCCGGTCAATATCAATGGCTCTGACGATACCTTGTTTATCAGGATTGTGGTCAGAAGTACGCGTTGAATGACGGTAATCGCCAAGCCACCCATCGCTGGACTTATCCCTTGAACTGTAAGAATCATCAACTTGAAGCCTTAACTGTTGTCCGGCTTTGCATAACTTGGGAGTCATTTTAGGCGCGTAGGAATGATTCTAGCTCTACTGGAAGTGGCTTTGAGTAATTCCATTCTTCAATGTAATCGCCTGTGCCGTCTGAATCGTTGCGCAACTTAACGAGTTGACGGAAGTTATCCTCTGTTGATAATTCTGGATAGATTTCGATGATTGAATCGTAAAGTGTCATTAGAGGCCTCTCACCCAAATACCTTGGAAGTTTGTATTGTTGTTTCCGCCAGTTACGGTCTGGCTTCCGGATGTGTTGATATAAACATATAGTTCAAAATAATCTGATGATCCATTAGCAGATACTACAAATGAGCCATTACTAGGGTAGTTAGTTACGCTTCCGAAAGTATGCAATTCGCTTCCATTTTTATACAAAGACCAATAACTTCCGAAGGAACCGTATCCAAGTGCTGAAATCTGATAATAACCAGCTTTGTTAGGAGTGAAGCGATAGTTAGTAGTTGGATCAAAGCATGAATCTGAATCCCAAGATTCTGAATTTATCTGTACTTTAGTTGTTGTTTGTCCAGTAACCGTTTGGTTGCCATTGCGAAATGCACTAAATGTTGGGCCGCTGCTTCCAGCTGTTGTCCAAGCAAGGCCAGTTGCTGCTGTTGAATCGGCTGTAAGAACTTGGCCATTAGTACCAACTGTCAAAGTTGCAGGAGTGCCAGCCGAAAACGCAGATATTAAAGCGCCCTTTGCGGTCAATTGTGTGTTTTGAATAGCGTTTGCGTCATCTTGAGCGACCCATGAAAAGTCAAGGTCTGTGTTAGATGCCTTGGCTAATACCTGCCCTGTTGTGCCGCCTTTGAGATCGACTAAAGCTGTGTCGATATCTTGGCCAAGTGCAGCAATAGCGGTTGCGCCATCCTTTACTAGGTCTGTCGACTGAGGGATATCCCACCCAAAGTTAGTTGTTGTTGTTGCCATTAAGCTACTACTCCGATCGCATTTAGCCAGGTTAGGCTTGTGTTAAGTGTGTTCCATGTCTCTGCTGCATTTACCTGCTCCCATTTTACCGCAACTTGGGAGAAGTTTATTGGAGAAGCGTTGAAAGTCACGCTGAGGTTGTTAAGGCTTGCTCTAAATGTCCAGCCCTCGATGTAGCCCTGAAAAGAGCCCAAAGAGATATTAGGCGGTAAGTTCTGAATCCAGACCGGCTGGCCTAAGAATATGTTAATAAGGGCATCTCTGTCAGCGTTATCAATTTCTGGGTTGCCAAGCACGAAGGTGATGCTCTGGAATTTAGCAGAAGGATTGGCTCTCAGCTCGATGTAACGATCTGCAAGGTTCTCCGCATCGACTGTGTTCTTAATGCGAGAAGTGAAAGATTCTCCATAAGTCCCGTATGTATTCTGGCTTACAGTATCCTGGGCTGTATAACTGCTTGCTCCACCTGTTCCATAAATTACATTAAAGAAGTTTCTTAGGTCTCCAGCTCGAGTAGTAGCAGCTAGTCCTAGGCCGTTAGCATGGTTAGCATCTAGCGTGGTGTACCCATTAGCGGCTAAATAATCCTGCCTGTGAGTCTGGTCTGCATAACCGATATTGCCTGAAGCATCCTCGTAAATAACACCAAAGGCTGAATTAGCGATATCTGAAACCAACGAGTAAAGGTCTGTATTGCTAGATGATCTTGCAATTAGTTCATAGTCACCTGGTTGGTCAATATCTCCTAGGCCAAGATTCTGAGCATTGTTCCAGGTCTCTGTTGGGTTATATGTAGCCCATGTCTGTGTTGCTGGGACATCTAACCATTGGCCTAATAGGTAAGGAGATAGAAGCGTGTATATCTGGTCTCCGTCAAAGTCTGCCAATAGAACACCAGGGCTAATAATTTTAGGAAGTTTAGATAAAGCGCCAAGAGCTGTAATAGTGCCTACTGTGGTAAATCCACGATCACCGGCTCGATTAACTGCAATAGTAAAGTCAGAGATAAACCCACCAAAGATAGGCACATAGGTTCCAACTGAGTTAGTCACCTGTACTGCTATTTCGGTTCCCACGGTAAAGTCATAACTTGAGTTATCAAGGTTCATTAACTGCAACTGGCAGTAGCCTGCAAGTGGCTGCACATTGATATCGGTTCTGCCTGAAGTAATTGTTAGGTTAGCGATAGTTACATCTGTGACTTCAGTACCATCGATTAAGACTTTATAGGTAGGTGTATAGGCGGTCATACGAATACGAGTCCAGAGCCACCGAGAGTTCCTCGAGCTGAGGAATCGTTAAGAAGTCCTACGATCTGGCGAGCGGTTGACTCGCTATCGATTGCGCCGTTAACGGTGATATTGGTAGTTCCTGCGCTTGCAGCGATATATCGAGGTAGGGTGGGAGTTTGTAATTGGATTGGTGGCTCCATAGGAGCTGATGGAGATACTGCCCCAGTTTCAAAGGAAGCCCCAGTTACAAAATTCTTTACAGCTGAACCGGCGCTGGTAATAGCATCAATAAGACCTTTTATCTTGGACACTTGTTCTACAAAGTTTGCAAAGAGATCGATTATTCCGGCAATGGTCTTTCCTAAAGCTTTGAAGGCCAAGCCAAGGGTTTCACCGATAACAGGCGCTAAATAATCTTTAGCAAAGTTATAGATAGACTTCATAAAGCCATAGAAAGGCTGAAGTTCATCATTGTTATCTTTTAGGGCTGTGCTTACCGAATTAAATGCTGATCGTAATCCATTGATGATTGGTTGAATAACCTTCATGACTGGCTCAAGTTTTTCGCCAAGATTAGAAGTAAAGTCCTGAATTGCTGGAATAACATTCTTAACCAGAATCTCGACCATTGGAGTAATGGCATCAAGAATATAAGCGCCTACGGTTTCTTTACCTTCATCAAAGGCAATTGTAAGGCGGTTTAACTTGCCTTGGAATGTGTCTGCCTTAGTTGCTGCTTGATTCTCAAAAGTGTTTGCAAGTTGCGCTGTTATCTGATCCAT